TTGCCCGCCTACCATACAGATACCGCCATATTGACCAGTAGGATTGCTGCCTAAATTAGGCAAAGTCATAACCCCACCACTAATTGAAACTTCAGTACCGCCACCATTCAATGCAAGTTTAGTTTCAGAATATATTCCTGTACCTGCTGAACCTAATAATATACCGAATCTTTTAAGACCACTTTTATAAAATGTAACAGACGGAGCACCATGTGCAGAATACCCATCATAAACATACATCCCGCTACTTGTAAAATAGATTGAATAACTTGTACTGGTAGTAAGTCTTAATTGACTTGAGCTTATTGTTCCGGAACTTACACTCCCTAAAGTTGCATTAATTGCTGCTAAACTGCTTACGTCCAACGTCCCCTTTATATTTAATGTTGAGCCATTCCATTTAATATAATTTGCAGAATCCCCTAAACTAAACTTATATGCACCGTCATAACCTAACCAAAAGCCTGGAGTTGTATCGGTAAATGATTCTTTTCCCGCAGTCCTTATATAGCCAGTTGCCCCAAGCTGTAGATTAGCAATGTCAGCAAGGTTAGAGATGTTTAAAGCTCCAGCAGATATTGAGCCTGTTTCGATGTTCCCGCCGTCAATTACCGTGTAAGCCTGTACCCAGATTGAGCCGTTATAGGTATGCGGTTTATCTCCGTCAGAGGTATCAATCCACAAATCGCCCTCTACCATGCCTGTTGTCGGTGCTGTTGCCTGCCTGAATACCTTGCTGTAATACTGTCCACTGGAATACTTAATCTTGCCCTGTATCTCCCCATTATCCAAATCAAAGAAAGTATTGCCGTCAGTAGACTCTATTTTACCTGTCCTGATAAATTTGCCGTTTATAATGGTTTGACCGTAAGTAAGTGATATCCCCCTTACATCATCAACAACACTATGCAGTACACCGATTAGAAAATAATAATAGGTAGGGTCTTCATCAAATTTTATCTGGTTTTCATCAACTACAATCTGTCCTGTATAACCTGCTTCCTTTGTACATTTAGCATAAATATAATAAGCTGTTGCATCAACTAAACTTGTTTGAGTATTTTCGGATAATGTCCAAGTTCTTACTGCATCATCATCAATTGATAAATGGATTAAACTGCCCCCGCTTGCATGGAATTTAGACACATCAGATTGGTAATTAGCCTCTATCTCTACTCCCTTTAGGATAAACTGTGTTGACTTTGTCCCCACTGACAGCATAGATGTTTCAATTGATTCAGGCTTGATATTACCGGTATCAAAATATCCGTCAGTATCATAAATCATATTCCGCAATTCTTCCGATGTCCGCCAGTTGCGCCTTGCCCTGATTATGTCCCCACCTTCACCAACTTCAATTTTATGCTTTAAATCTTCTGTTTCAGAGTATAGCCTTTGGATTAACTGTACCTCTAAATTATCGGTTAATTTTAGGGTATATTTGTACTCGTTAGCCAATGACTGGGTAAGTTCTACTATTCTGGTTGTTGTATCAATCCCTAAATCCGTATCCTGTATGGTTATAAAATCCCCAACCTGTAAACTGATTAAATGGGTTTTAAAGTATCGCCAGTCAGGCTCTAATATATAGGTTACTCTGGGGTTACAATTATCAGCAAGGTAAGTTTGAGCTTTTGCCAGTAATTCAGCTTCCGCAGCATCAATATAAGTTTGTGGCATCTTAATATCAGTCAGAACATATTTATCACCGATAGCAGGTTTTAGTGTATCATTTGGCATGGTATAGCCTTGATCATCGGTAAAAGCTATGATTGTAAATTCTTTGGTAGAATGATTATAAGCAGATACCTCAAATTCATAACCGCCTAAATCGCCTGAATTGAAATGCACCTTAGCGGTTATTCCAGGAAGTAAATAATCATTAAGGTTAAAATCCATTGCATTATCAACAAATTTTATTGTACTTGCCTCAGATACATAAGTTATCTCACCTGTTCTATGCGGGAAAACATCATCAAATATTTCAGTGTGTTCTATAACTCCATATTTATCAACATTGTTTTCCAAGTAAGATTTGCCCTCATAGACAAATTTTAACCGCATGGAGTGGTCTCTGTAATCGCTTGACAGGTTTTTTCTTGCCCCGAAAGCATATAAACGGGTAACTATGTTTTTATCGCTAAGAGTAGTTCTCTGGATATTCCGCAAGCCCTGCTTATACAAGAATGTCAGTCCGCTTGCTTCCCCTGCCTTATCGGTAAAACAAATATCCTTATAATTATAATATAAAACCATCTCTGCAGGTTTATAGTTATGTTCAGCTTCTGCAGCGGGTTTATAGCCAATTACCGCCCCCGCTGCGGGTTTATAAGGTAAGCTTGCAGGTTCTTCAAAGTACAGGTCATAATCAAAATAAAATTCCCCTTCAAATTCTTCGCATAATTTCTGCAATACCTGCATACAATTGTTTTTGGAAAAAGTAAGCAGTTTATAGCTTGTATTGGTCTGGTCACAAGCTCCCCTTGCCCAGTTGGCATGTTCACGGTTCATATTGGTAATAATCAGGTCAATAAAGTCTTCAACGTTACCTACAAGGCTAAAATCAGAATTGCCGTCTAAATCCAGGAACTGAGTTTTAAGCAGTTCATAAGATTCTGATTCAAAAGTAACTTCATAATCATAAGAATTTGTTGCATTCTTTTTGACATTAGGCTTGTTGTTAATGTGGTAGACAACTCCGTTATAAACAGTAAAATCACCAATATTAATATCAAGATACAAATTGCTGCTGAAAGTAGATTTAATAATATCTTCCCCTAATACTTGCCTGATATGCCTTGTATTGTCATCTGTCTTAATCGTTAGCCAAAGTTCAGTTCCTCTATAAATATTCATTGTTGCCATTTGCTATAACCTTCTTTTATGATGGATTCGGCTCTCTGAGTGTCAGCAAAAACTGCCCTACAATTACCGGACTGTTCCAACCTGTAAGCATGGATAATTTGCCACCAGCCTTAAAATATACGCTGTAAGTTGTATCAAAATAGGGTAATTTCAAGGTATGTAGTCCGGAGCTTTTTAAAACTGTCTTGAATGAGTTTAAATTGGTTATAAAAGTAGCCTTTGCAGTTGCCTTTATGTAACAGGATAATACTATATCCCTTGCCTCAAAATGTATGTCATCTGCATCGGTAAAATGTTCTTCACCGTCTTCATCAAGCCAGTTGTAAGCAGTATCACCTTTACGTTTTAAAAAGTCTAAAATACCGTCAACTTTTCTTACATATACGCCGTATGTACTGGCTAAATCATTTCCGTCTAATAAATAGCCTGATTGTATAGCCATATTAACTGCCCCCTATCCCTCTTAAACTTGATTCACTCATGTTGTTTAATCTGTCTAATATATTCAGCAGATATTTGTTGTATCTTGTATTTTCCGCTATCTCAGAATTGATAATAATAATTGATTCCATGTTGTTTAAAATCCCAACTGTATTAATCCTGATAGCCTGAAACTGTCCAGCCAATAATCCCGCAGTTTCTTCGGTTATCCCCGATATTGCCCCTGCTAAACCTGTTACACTTTCCGCTTCGTCTAAATTTTCAGAAACATCGGTTAATTGTAAACCAATCTGGGATGCAATTTGCTGTATAGCCTGCCATTCAGTTTCCGCCAGATTTATAATATTCTGATAAACCCATGATAAATAATTAATATCCTGTGCAGATAATCCATCTTCAGATAGCATTGCAAACCGTCTGTACCATTCCTGAATATTTCTGGTAATAATTGCCCTTTTAAAGGCATCTATCAAGGCATTTTTCATCATATCATCAAAAGTGTCTGCAAAAACCTGTGCAGAATCAAGCCCCTGCCTGAAACCTTCCGCTATAGCATTGGCTATTGTTTCCGGAGTTGTACCAGTTAGAATCTGTTGATATTGTTGATTAAGGTCATAGATTGCTGCATTGGCATTTTCTATTGCCGATTGCCACTGCTCAATTTTTTCCTGATCCGTTTCGTCCCATGTCCACCAGAGAAACTGTCCGTAAGCTTCTTTTTCCGCCTGTATCATGTCTTCATAAGTTGCAATCTGCTCTTTTAATAAGCTGATAGTCTTTTTAATCTCGTTTATTCTGGCTTCCCCTGTTGACTGGCTTAATATGGTCTGTTGCCGTTGCAGTTCTAAGGTTATCTCCTGCAGTTCTTTTTTCAGTTCGGGTACTTCTGATTTATGCTGTACAAACAGATTGAATATACTGCCTACAATAGATAATATACCGCTGAAAATACCGAAAATATTACCTGAGGAAATACCCGCTACCAATGTACCGATACCGCTAACCATATTGGCAAGGTTATTAATCATTCCCTCTAATTCTGAGTCAAAGTTACCTACAAAATCAGCAAGTTGATGTAGTAGTGCAGCAGTTTCGTCTATATTGTCTTTCAGGTTTTGCCACATCTGCTCCTGTGATTTTTCAATTTCTTTGTCAATCATTTGCAGAACATCGGCAAAATCTGCATATTTGGTTTTCATTTCCTCTAAATGACTGATAAAAGCCCTTAATTCTTCATTGTTCAACTGCTCATGTTTACTGCCCCTTAACTCCTGTATTTCTTCTCTTGCTTCGTTATACTTTATCTCAGCAATTAACCGCTTTTCAATATTTCTTAATCTTTCTTTTTCTGTTTCATTTTCGGCAATTAATAGCAGTTCATTGGTTTTTTTATGAATAGCAAGAATCTTTTCTTCTGTAGTCTGGTAAGCTTCAAAATATGATTCCAGTAATGCTCTTTTTTCTTTGTAAGCTTCTTCTTCAGCTTTTATAATTTCGTCTAATCTTGCCCTGATAAATTCAAAGTATTCTCTGTTAGCCTCTGTTTCTTTCCCTAATGCCTCTCTGGCAAGTTCAAGCCTTAGTTTATAGTTTTCAACAGTTTCATTATCAGGTTTTGCCATTTCCACCTTAAACATTTCAAGTTTTTCTTCGGCAATCTGCTTATCGTATCTTTGGTTAATTTCCAGCTCATTCTGCTTATGCTGTTCTACTGCCTGTAAATATTCTTCAGAGCCTTCAGAGTAGTTTTTAATTAGAGTATCAAATTTATCTTTTTCAGCCTGTAATTCTTTTTCTCTTTCTTCAGCAATATATGCAAAATGTTCTTCTTCAATCTTCCGTCTTTTTTCTTCAATAATTTTATTGTAATCATAAATATCTTCTTCTATTGCCTTGCTTAGTTCCGCATATCCTGAATACTTAGACCGCATATCCTCTAAATACTGCCTGTAATTTTCGCCGTCTTTTACAAGCTGTGAGTTGTGTTCTTTTACATAGTCATAACCAAACTGTTTAACATCGGCTAAATACTGCTTATACCTTGCAGCCATTTCTTTTAAGTTGGCTTCTACCTCTTTTACCATGTCATCGCTTGCAACAACTTCAGCACCTGTACCACCGCCACCTGTTGGAGTTTCTGTATCAGTATCAGTATCAACTTTAGGAGTTATTTTTTGTTCCCCTGCTTCTTTCAGATTGTCTAAAGCTTCACTTAGGGCATCTGTTTTTTGTTTTGCCTTATCTAAATCAAGATGTAACTGTCTTTCCTGTAATGACCTGCCTTCTGTAGCTATGGATAATTCATTTTGTAATTTTAAATATTCGGTATCACTTTCCAGAATCTTTTCCATTTCTTCATTAGTAGTTTTAGCCATTTCCAGTATACTCATGTTGTTTTTGATATCCTGTTTGCGATATTTCATCTGCATTTCAAGCCGTTCTATTTCTTTTTGTGAACGATCTTCCTGTAGTTGATATTCTTTTAAGGCTATTTCAGCTCTGATTTTGTCTATTTTTGCCTGCTCAAGTTCAAGCTCCATAATCCTTACACTTAGATTATAGGATTCCTGTTTTGCAATATTTAAGATATCTATACCACCAGCAGCACCTTCAGCAGCACTTTTGAGATGCGGAAAATAAGTAGCTAAAGCTTCTTCAGCAGCCCTTAATTCAACAGATTCATCTTTGGTTAATTCGGTCTTCTTCCGTAATCCCTCGATGGTAAGTATCAGGTCATCGATTCTACTTTTTCTGCTTTCTAAAGTATCAGTAAGTTCTACATAGCTACGCTGCAAGTCGGTAAAACTGTCTTTTGCCCCTGTCATGACGTCATTAATGCCCCTTGCAATGTTGTTCATAAACGAGAGCATGCTGTCTCCGATTGGCTTTAATTTTGCCATAACGTTATTATGCAGTATTGCTAACTGGTTTTCTGTAGAGTCCATCATTGTTTTAAAAGCTTCGGTTGTTACCCCTGCTGAATTTTGCATTGCCTCTAAGGCCTGATTAAAAGCTTCACCTTCTTCGGTTGCTACAGATAATAAACCTGCAAGACCTCTTACATTCGGAAACAGTTCGCTTAATACTTCAATATTGCCATTAGTAGCTTTCATGACATCGTTTAAAAATGCTTTAAATCCTTTTGTTTTGATAGCTGCAACATCAAATTGAATGCCTAAATCCTCAATAACTTTTTCAGCTTCTGTAGTTGGCTTGATTATAGCAGTCAGCATACCTCTAAGGCCTGTCATCATTTCTGGAGTTTTTAAAGTCTTAACACCTTGAGCAATAATAGCCATTAAATCATCGAAAGCAAGACCAGCTTGAGCGGCAAGTCCTGTTACAGTGGTAATCTCCGGCCCAAGTTCACGCATTGATGTTTTTCCAAGCCTTACTGTAGTAAATAGCTTATCTGAAATATTCTCCGCATTTCCAGCAGCTTCACCGTAAGCATTCATGATAGAGGTTATAGCATCAGCAGCGGTAAAAGTGTCTGTAACTCCGGCAACCGCAAGTTCAGCAGATTGCCTTAGGATATCCATTGATTCAGCTCCGTCATAACCTGCGGATACTATCTGGTATAAACCTTTGGCAAGGTTTTTGGCATTCTCCGGAACTGTTTTAGTCATCTCGATAACTTCTTTAGATACACCAGCATAATTCTTTTGTACAGTTTCAGAGATAGTCTGTACTTCTTTCATTGCTGATTCAAAATCTTTAGAAAAATTATAGGCTTCCCTGCTCATTTTGGTAAAAGCAATAGTTGCACTTATACCCAGTCCTGCAAATATGTCCATACCTGTTACACTTTTGGATAAAGTGCGTAATATTCCTTTAGCTTCTGTAGAGCCTTTTTTTAGTCCCTGATTGTCAATTCCAGTCTTCCAATATAAGCTGTGTCCCGTGTCTAAGGCCATTTAAATCACCCTGCCTTGTCTAATTAAGTCTAAACCTTTAATAACCGTTCCCTTGCCTCTTTGGTAGCGTTGTATATATCCCACCGCAAGGGCAACCGCCCCTTATTGAGTGTTATGCCTTTATTCATACAATCCCCTGCTTTTTCATAATCACCTTTTTCAAAGTAGTAGATAGCCAGCCAGTTAAGTATCTCCGGCAATACTGCTTTTGAATTACTAATTAATAGGCTGTCATATAAAGAGCCTTCGGTTTTGCAGATATCTATTGCAATCTCAAAATAGTCTTTTGCCTTGTCATTGTCTTTACCTGTCCAGTAATTTCCAAGCATTAAATAAATCTGCGATATCCGATTAGAGTAGTGGGATGCTTCTCTTTCTATTCTTTCGGCATTTTTAACATCATCTCTGGCCAAATATGCCCCTACAAGGTCAACAAATACCTCTAAAAAGGCATTCCAACCTTCGTTGAATTCTTCTTTTCTCATCTGCTTTACCCATATTTCACCGTATTTTATAGTGCTGTCAAAGTCTTTTTTGACATAATAGGTTTTTACTAAATGAGTAAGGTTATGCAGATTATCCGGATTCTTTTTATATTCTTCTTCCAGCATCGGTAAACTGCGTGCCATTTTATTGGCAAATAACTTTTCTCCTTTGTCGCCCTGGAAGATATAACCGTAATGGTTTAACACTACATCATTTGCAAACAGGTACGGAGCTTTGCATACCGGCTTGTTATGTACTGCCTGCTCAAAGTGGAAATCAGGGTCATTGTTGAATATTCTCGGCTGCATCATTTCCGAATACTGCTTTAAATCCTTTGTGTAAAAGTTGCATAGCTTTACAAAAATAGTTGGCTGTGTATACTGTGGATTTAGTATTACATTTTCCAGAAAATAGATAGACCGCTGTGTCAATTCCTCATCTGCATCAACATACATAATTCTTTCACCTGTTGCTTTTGATATGCTGTAGTTGCGTGCCTTGCTGAAATCCCAGGGTATAAACTCTTTTTCAAAAACTTTATCGGTAAACTTTCTGGCAACATTAACCGTTCTGTCCGTCGATCCTGTGTCTACAACTATCAACTCGGTCAACGGCTCTAATGTTTTGTCATCTTTCATATTGATAATAGGCAACAATGAATCAAGGCATCTCTGCAAATTCCCTTCTTCATTCTTGGCTATTATGCAAATTGATAATTTAGGTTTATTCATATCATCCTTCCTTTTTAAATTAATCCTTCTAATTCACTTATATCTTTAATTTCCAATTCTTTCGCCCTCTTTTTCTTATCCTCTTTAGCATCATATTTCGGTACAGAGCTTAAAAGCATTACAATATTGGTATAGCTGTAATCCCAGAGAATGTTTTCCATAGTCATACCTGGAAAATAGTGCATTAAACCGCCTATTATTCTCCAGGGGTTGTTTCTCGTTTCTTCATCTTCATCAGATTCATCCCCTTTAGTGAGACCAAAGAAGCTAAAAAAGGGGAAACGTTCATTTGCTGTACTATCAGGGTAACCAGCTTTAGCCCTTCCTTTGCATTTAAATTGTTGTCTAAAAAGTTAATTAACTGCCTTGACGGCTCTTTTTTGCTGTTGGTAATGCCATAAGCAATTATCTTAATTACCTTGTCTTTGTTTTCAATAATCTGGTTAACTCCGGCTTCAAGAAAATTAAATTGCTTATCATTTTCCTTATCAGGATTATTCAACGGTTCATCAAGCTCATCAGTGTTTATATCAAACAATATTTCACTGATTTTAAGCACTGTTCCCATATTTAACGGATAGATAACAAATTGCCTCTCTGTCGGCAGTATATGCAGTTTATGCAGTATATTCTGTTTCTGTACCTTAATGGTAAAGTCAACACCTTTTTCCAGAACTGAATCTATTGTATTTCTTATTGTACTTGTGGTATCTGTGGTTTCGGTTTCTGCTTTTTTCCCCTGCATATCTTTGTTAACTTCCTTATCCTTTTTATCCTCAACATATTTTTTGCTTTTTTTACTCTTATTGTCTTTTGCCATAACAACTCCTCTCTAAAATATTGCCCGCCCTGGTGCAGTTATCCCAGTAGCGGGCAAATTAAATTTATGTTTAATATGTTTCATGGTAAACCACTGTCATATACGTTTTAAGCACCCAATATGCTAACTTTTATTGGCACTCCAGTATCAGGCAGTAATACATCTGCGGTAAAAGTTATTTGCCCTGATTCGGTTTTGGTAAATCTCAAGTCCGCACCGGCATACAAAGAAGCCCTCTTTATCTCGATTTTCAGTTGTTTTCCGTTAATGGTTTTAGATATTAGTTCAAAGGCTTTTTCATTGACTACTGTTGCACCTGTGGGAGATTCCCAAACACCGTTAGTTGTTGCTGTGGTTACTGTACCGCCAAAGGCATGCTCAAAAATACTCGTGTCCATATCTCTTGTAGCAAATTCAATAGTCTTTTTCCCTGCAGCAAGCACCTGTATATCTGCAACCTCTTTATCGTCACAATATAAGTCAGTAACAGAAGGTGCATTTATGACAAGATGTGCACTGTCAGGAACTATATACTGTATTGTTTCAAGAGAACTTAAAGTCGGTCCAACTCTTATTGATTCAATCCCGATTAATCTGGTATCACTCATTTTACTCACCTCATTTACTTATTACTTATTACTTATCATTTTTCTATATAACAATTTATCCTTAAATTTACATAACTCATACTTATCTGGTCTGTATCCTGCATAACAGTCTGATTAGTAATGTCAAAGACATAATAATTGCTTGTGGCACTGTAATCTTCAATGACTTTTATCACGGCATCTGTAATTGTTTTTAGTTTGGTTATATTAGGCAATCCGTTATCAAAGTTTTTACAGAAGCAGTTAACCATAAATGTTGCTTCCTGTATAACCTCATCACCGTTAAAATTAGACAAAGGAATAACAATAATATCCTGCAGTTCAGAGTTTAACGGCTTTTTATCCCTGTAAACCCTGCCGTCAATCGTACTTGTAACAGATGTTACGTTTATAATCGGGTACAAGATATCTGATATGTCAAAAGTTGTCTTCATAAGCCATATTCCTTTACCTTCTGTTTTAGTAACCTTATTGCCGCCGGTATACTGCCTGTAATAACGTCATAACCTTTAGACTCTACTGCTGCTGCATAACCCATGCCTGCAATTCCGATTAGTACAAAACCCTGCTTATTCTCCTGCAGTATTTCCCTTGCAATCCTTTTTGCCTGAGCTTTACCCTCTGCCTTGCCTTCTACATTTTCAACTGCAACATGTCCGTCTTTTGCAATAATGTAACCGATTGAGCTTCTCAAATTGCCGGTCTGGTCTTGATAAGTTCTGGTATTTCTGGCATCGTTTACAAACTGCTCACCGACCATTGCAAGTGTCATGATAATACGTTCTTCAATGCTCATAACAAACTGGTCAATCTGTCTGTCTGTATCCTGTCCTTTGAATCCTGGTATTAACGGCATATTGACTTTATACCTTCATTTCTACATGGTTTTGATACGGAAACAAATGTAACAACACATGCTCTTTGTCAAAAAACTCCAGTTTTGCATCTTTAGGAACGTTATCAACATCGCTAAACAATGGTGCAGTTATAAAATAGCTATAGCCAATCATATCCCCGCTTTCGGTTATAATGTATCTGCTGTTGTTAGGTTGTATATTGCAGCTTATACTTATGGTAACAAGCGTACCCTCTGCATAAGCTCCAACAGTGTTGAATGTCCCTGGAGTGTGATAACTTATAGTTGCTGTATGGGGATATCTCTGTATTACCATATTGCAGCTCCGTCTACTGTCGGTTCATCAAGACCGTATTTTTGCAGTATAGCTCTTGCCATAGCAATTAACTGGACTGCGTTATACTTGATTGAAGTTGATCCGTCTCTAAATTCAGGATGGGCAGCCAAAGTAAAATATAAGGATGCGGCACATAAGTCTATATCCTTAGAATTACCTGCCGCATAAGTTGCACTGGCTGTCAATCCGTTATCAAGCAGAATCTTCTCCAGCAAGTTATCGTTACTATATTCAGTTTGTGATTGCAAAGCCTCTAAATTTGTCAATTACTGCTCCTTTACCTCAGTTCTTATGCTCCCCAAGTAGTTGTATGTTCGGTATCTAAAATTAAAGCTCTGTCTACAGTTGGCCAACTTGGGAAAACATTACTTTCACCTTTGGTATATTCAGCAACAGGGTCAACATCGCTCCACTTGGAAACCAGTATATTGCCTTTCTTAGCCTGTGTAACCTGCTTAGGCGGGTTAGTTTCCTCTGCAATTGGGCCATAAAGCATATCGCCACATTTTAAGTCTTCTAAGAAAGTAACATACCGGTCAGCTCCGGAAGCATCTAACCAGGGGTCAACAGATACGATAGTATGATTTACATCTTCATAGCTTATTCTGGTATCTATCAACACAATAATTGGCAATCCTTCAGATTCTAAAGCTTCATTTGCCACCGCTAAACTTGGAGCTCTTTTCTTTCTTGTCCCGCCGTATAAAGCATAAGGGGCAACAAAGTCTTTTGTTTCATCAGAAGCCCTGAACTCTACCCATTTGGAACGGTTCATCAGTATATATCTCGGTTTAAGCCCTAAATCACCCGCAGCACTCATTACAGTTTCAATATCGGTAATAGGTTTGGTTGTACTTACTGAAGCAGTCCAAACAACAGATGCTGTTTTCTTATTGTCATCTGGCAACTGGAAGTCAATGGCTTCTTCGGTTACAACACCGCCTGCGTTGGTAGTTCTGCTTAAACTTACACTACCTTTGGATAATGCCTGAAAAACTAACCATTCCATTCTGGCATTTACACCGTCAACAACATCATCAACGTCGTTAAAAACTAAATCCAAAATAGCCTGTTGGTCTGGAGATGCCTGAGCTTTCAGAATATTATAAGTATTCAAGTCATTCTCAGTCATTTTCTTTTTCATTCGGATAGACGGAATGTCTCCAGCCAGTTTACTAACAGTCCTTCTGGTCTTTAATGGTGCAGACACATCATAAGCAACTACATCGGCTGCTACACGATTCCCTTTACTTCCTATTAAAGTTTCATAAGTTAAAAACGGAGTGGATTTTAAAGGAAAGAATGTAGGCCAATACAGTTTCTCAAATACTCGTTCATTCAAGTATGCCTGCAGATTCTTTTTGTTTATCTCTTTTAAAAGTGAGTATTCCATTATGTTTCACCTCATTCATAATTCGTATTTAATTAATTATTTGTCATCATATTACTAAGACTAAGCAAACCTTATTCTGTCGGTTAAACTTGTCTTCTGTGCGGTAGTTACAAAATAGGGTAATTCGGATTCATCTACAGTTCCTCTTACAACAGCCCCTGCAAATAAATTGTCCAGTAAATTCCCCTCATCATCTCTAACCTTGATATTGTTTCTCAAAATAGCATCCGCACTGTGCATTGGAGTTGCAGTAGCAATAGTGGCAGTTTCATATAGAACCCCACCGGATACTGCCCCACCTGTAGCCACTAAAGTATGAGCTACGGCAATAGCAGTTGCAGATACTCTGGTAATTGTTGAAGCGGTTGTTCCATACAGGTATATAAATTCGCCCACTTTAAATAAGTGGTCTTCAGGTTCTATAGCCAAAACAGTTGTTCCGCCTGTCGGAGTAGCAGTCAGCCTTGCTGTTTTGATTACATTGTATAAACCTGCACTGGAAGCATCAGCATTCAGCAATGCACCTTTTTTGAGTTCAGTTATACCATCAGGAAATCTGTCGGTTTTAACAGTAACTCCGCCAGGTATATCTTCTAAGATTTTTAAAAACACTGGATCATAAACAGATCCGCTATCTTTAGTGATTTGTAAACTCATTATCTTTCACCTCATTTACTCATTGTTTATTGTTGTTGTTATTGTCTTTCCCTTTGTTGATTTCTATGACTTCCTTACCCTGAAATGGTTGTCCTGCAGCCCCTTCGTTTCGCTGTTTTGCATATTCCTTAGCTTTTTCTTCTTCGATAGTTCCTGCAGATTGTCCCTTTAAAGGTGTTCCGCCATCTTTCAGCTTCTTGTCTATTTCTTCCTGTTGCAGTGTCAAGACCTCTTTTTTCAAGTTCTCTACTGCTTCCGGAATGTCTTCATCTTTTTCCACTGTAATAAATTTGGAAAAGCCCTCTTTCAGCCCTGCCTTAGACAGTGCATCTTTAATCGTGGCTTCCCTTCTTGACTTTACAGTCGTTTCACTCAAGCCCTGAACCAGTTTAGTTAAGTTGCTAACCTGGTCTGTTAAATTTGCGATTGTTTTCTGGTCTTCTGTCATGCCTTCTTGACTCTTTTCTTTGTCTTTGTCTGCTTTTTCCTTAGCTGCCTTTTCCTCTGCTTCCTTTTTAATCTTTTCATCATGGGTTTTAATTGCCTGAGTAACCCGCCTGTCCGTTTCACTCTGGAGATACTTCTTAAAAGATTCTTCCAGTCCAGCATCTTTTAATGTCTTCAAAATCTTGTCAGGGTCTGCTGTGCCTGATTGCTTACTTTTAAGCTTTTCAATCTCCGCTTCTATTTGTGATTCATCTGTTATCGTGATGTCTTTAGACAATTCCTCATCAAGCCCTGCTTTCTGCAGTGCCTGTTTAAGTTTGAGTAATAGTGCTTCGTCCATCTTTATTTACTCCTTTGCATATTAAATAAAATTTAAAATAAAAAAAGAGCCGCTAAAGAAGTAGTTAAACTTCTTCAAACGGCTCTCTAAGAGCTCTACAATATTTAATTTTGGAAGGGCAACCCGCAGATTGCCCTATTTTACCTTCAACCTATTCTATGTACTTAGAACGGAAGGTTTTAGTAAACTTTAGCCACGTCTTTTTCAACGGGCGCTTGATTCACCACCTACGCTGTATTCACAATTTCAGTGGTTCATTTCTATTTTATATTACATTTGCTGTTTTGTCAAAGGTTTTATTTTATGATAAACACCTCTTTTGCTCTTTAATCATCCTTTTCATACCACCTATAAATTAATTTACCCTCTTTGTTTCGA